GCAACGAAGCAGCCGGGATCGAACTACCGACCGGTGACCGCTGGCTCATTCATGCAGCTAACGACTCGGCCGGTGTGGGTTATTCCTGCTCTATGGTCTTCGTCGATGAAGCCTGGAAGGTTCCCGTTAGCGTAATCAGCGACTCGATACTGCCCACAATGATAGCCAGAGAACAACCACAAATCTTTTTGGTAAGTACGGCCGGGGACAGTAGCTCGGATCTTATGCAGCAAAACCGGCAGAGAGCCCTCGACCGTCTTGACGATGACGAACCAGGTAGCGTCCTACTTTTGGAGTGGTCAGCACCCGCGGAGGCAGATCCGTCGCTCGTAAGTACTTGGAAGTGGGGCAGTCCCGAGTGGAGCGAGAAGCGCGAAAACTTTCTAGCCGAACAATGGGACCGGATCGAAGAGAGCGCATTTAGGCGCCAGTACTGCAACCAGTGGGTAATTCGGTCGGACCATTGGCTACTAGATAAATGGTGGAATGGCACTCTCGACCCGGAGGCATTACTAGACGAGAGTGCCATCTGGAGTGTAGCCGTAGAAACAGACTTTGACGGTATGGGCCACGCCGTAGCAATCGCCGCGCCTAATGCCGACGGACATATCGTTATCCGGGTAACCACTCACCGGACTATTGCCGAGGTCGATAAGCAGCTCGAAAAGATCCGGGCCGAACACCCCTCAATCTATGTGCAAGTTACGCCTGGCTATGTAGACAGGTTGCGCCAAAAGTTCGACGCCCTAGTAGGACAGCGTGAGGCAGTCAGCGCTACCCAAGTACTACAAGACTTATTTAGCCGCCAGCAATTACGGCACGACGGATCTCAAGTGCTTCAAGAGCATTTTGCTAACTCCAAAATATCTATGAGGCAAGGCGGGTGGGTACTTACCGCGCCTATGGGCCGTAACGGAATCTACGCAGCTCGGGCCGTTATGTTTGCAGTTAGCCAGGCAGCAAAAGCGCCGCGAAGTGTAGCTACAATCTATACCAGCAAGTACCGACGCCGAACAGGATAGCGACACGCCGACACGCTTAAACCGTGCAAATACAGATGAACACGGCTAAGTCATGGTATGCGTTTAGTATTGCGGCATGGTGTTCCCCCGAGCCCTCGCGATTGTGCGCGGCCAAGAGTCTATTTCCCAGGCTATGGCCGAGAGTCCTGCAGCCGCGCATGTTCGTGAATCAGCCGGGTTATACGCCTTACTAACTAACCAACTTGGGACTAGGACTAATCGCGTTACGGCTATGCAAGTACCGGCATTTGTTGACGCCCTAAAAACCTACACACACACAATCAGCGCGTTTGCACTACGCGAATACCGCTACGACGAACCCGTAGTTATCCGGCCCTTCCTACAAATGCCGTCCAAGATCTACCCCTACGCCTCAGTAATCCAGCGCACACTCTCCGACTTGCTCATGTACGACCGGGCCTACTGGCTAGTCACAGAGCGCACATTCGACGGGTTCCCGTCCAGTATCGAGGTTATGCGCGTCGAGGACGTAATCGACACCCCGCCGGTATACGTTGGAATCCAAGAAAACTACCAGCCACCCGCAGACCCTTTCTACTATTTAGCCAGGCAAGTACCAACCCGCGACGTTATCAAGTTTTACGGATCAGGTGAAGGCGGTTGGCTAGCCAACGGAGCTACTGCGATTTCGACCGCCGCAAGTTTAGAAGCCGCGACTCTCATGTACAGCGAAACGCCTATCCCCAGTATTGCACTAAAAAACTCGGGGCCTGACCTACCCGCCGAGCAAGTCGACGCCCTGTTAGAAGCATGGGAAGAAGCCAGGGCCAACCGTGGCACCGCATACCTTAACAACACGATCGACGCTCAGGTTATGGGTTTTAGCGCCCGCGACGTGCAGCTCGTCGAGGCCAAGAACCTAGCCGCAATCGCGATCGCTCGCCTAGCCAATTTGGATCCGGTTTGGGTCGGAGCCGGTGTGCCTGGATCCAGCCTTACGTACTCTAATCGCGTGGACTTGTACCGTAATCTGCTCGACACGGCCCTACGCCCAATAATGCATTTATTCGAGCAACGCCTAAGCATGCCAGACGTTACGCCCCGAGGCCGTACAATTAAATTTGATACAACCGCATTTCTACGCGCCAACCCAACCGAAACCGCAGACCTCATCACCAAACTGCTACCCCTCGGCGTACTCACCGAGGACGAAGCAAAAATGCTGCTAGACCTCCCAACCTTAGGAGTGTTTAGCATGACACCAGGAGCAATCTAATGAAGCAACTCAACACAGAATCGACCGTCCTATTCCAAGAGCGCGAAGGTAACGAAGGCGACATCGTAGGCAGCGGCCACGGCATGGCAGTCCCATATGGCACCGAGACAATGATTGGAGGCGTACGCGAGTCATTTGCGCCCGGATCATTTGACCTAGACAACGTAATCGGAAAGCCTCTCGCTTACCGTCACGGTGAACCCGTGGGGATCATTACCGGGGCCGAGAACCGCGAGGACGGACTCTACATCGACTTCGATATTGTCGACACGTCCCTGGGCCGTGACGCAGCAGTACTAGCCAGGACTAACACGATCAAAGGTTTATCGGTCGGTTTTAGCCCGCTTAAATCCGTTATGAGTAAAGCCCGTGACGCAATTCAACACACAGCCGCCAACCTATTAGAGGTTAGCCTCACCCCCTACCCTGCCTACTCCACCGCTGGAGTTAGCAGTATCCGAGAAGAAGAAGAAGAAGAAGGAGAAACAATGTCCGAGACCATGGACTCGACCGAGCAGGTCTCGGTCGATCAAGAAGCACGCGAAGCCGTAAAAAGCCTCCGGGAAGAAGTAGGAACAATTCACGCCCGTGTCTTTACGAGCGAGTCAAACGAACACCCACTTGCAAAGTACCGCTCATTTGGTGAATACTCAAAGGCAGTACTGGCAGGCGAAGTCGAAAGCCGCGCCCTAGTAGACCAGGTAACAGCAAACAACCCAGGCGTAATGCCCCCAAACTGGTCACTCCAAGTCCGGGGAATTATTGACCTTGGACGCCGCGTCATTACCGGCGTTGGTGGCCCAGAATCAGCCGGAACTACTGGCATGGACTTTAACTGGCCCTATTTTGACGGTACACTTACCGACATTGTTGAGGCACAGGCTAGCCAAAAGGGCGAAGTTAATTCGGTTCGTATTGACCTTGAAAAAGGAACCGCGACACTTGCCACCTATGCAGCAGGTTCCGATATTTCCTATCAGTTGCTAGAGCGTTCCAGCCCAAGCTACCTCGACGCACACAACCGCGTCATGCTTGCGTCATACGCAACAGTTACGGATCGTCAATTTACCAAAGATCTTTGGGACGACGGTACCGGACTTCAAGATTACGACTTCGCAGCAGACACCACAGGCGCAGGCTTCCGCGAAGCCGTTTTCGGCGCTTCTGTAACGTGCGAAGACGCTACCGGCGTACCGGCCAGCGCGGTGTTTGTGTCTACCGCCGTCTTTAAGAAAATCGGCGGCTGGTCGTCATTCTTCCCAGACGTATACGGCGTCCAAAACGTGTCCGGTGTAGCAACAGCCAGCACCTTACGAGTCAGCGTTTCAGGTTTGCCAGTAATCCGGGCAAAGTACCTCGACACTAACGCCACATTTAACGCAATCGTGACCAACGGCGAAGCAGCTCGCTGGATCGAGGACGGCCCACGCCTGGCAACCGCCGAGAATGTGGCTCAACTTGGGCGCGATATATCTATCTATGGCTATGCGACGACAGCCGCATACTTGCCTGCTGGCATTGTCCGTATGACCAACGTTTAACTAGAAAGGTAGCCGATTAGCATGGCACTCGTCACAGGCGAAGAACTCGCCAATAACCTAGACATCGAGTACGACGGCGCAGCCGTCGCAACACTCGACCAGGTTGCCGACGCCGCCTCACTGCTAATCGGCTACCTCATTACCTCTACAGCGTTAGACGATGAACCATCACCCTGTAAAGAGGCAGCCATGTCGGTAGCCGTAGAAATGTTCCAAGCCCGGTCTAGTGCCGGTGGAGAAGCGGTTTCTATGGACTTTACGCCTGGGCCTTACCGTTTATCGGTATGGCTCACACGTCGAGTAATGGGGGTCATAGCCCCATACTTAGACATGAAAGGGGTAGTAGGGTGAGTCTCGCCACGGAAAGCCGCGAGGCAATCGTCGCAGCTCTTACGGGCCACGGGTACAAGATTTACGACACAGTACCCGCGACACCTATAACCCCGTCGGTAGTGTGCGTACCGGATTCACCTTGGATCAGGCCTAACCGTTTAGGGTCGAATCTTAACTACGAGATCCGGTGGCGAATACTCATCAACATTAACGCCAGGGTAAACGAATCAGCCACAAAAGCCACCGAAGACGCAATCGACGCACTACTCGTAGAGCTACCCGATACTGTCCTGGTGGAACTAATAAACGCCCCACAGCTTCTCAGCATTGGAGCCCAGGGGACTGTCATGTCAACCGAAATCAATGTCTCTATGCAAATGAAAGAAGGATAAAAAATGGCCGCAGTATCAGTAGCCGGAGCCGCGTTTACCGTTGACGTCGCCTCCATAGGTTATGAGGATCAAGTAACATCAGGCACAATCAGCACCACGCCTACAATCGTCCGCACAAAGACTCTCTCTAGTGTCGCCTTCGACCAAACGGACCTTAACAGCACAATCGCTATAGAGTTCCTCTACGACGAAAATAGCGGACTCTACGACGCACTACAGATCGCAATCGCAAGCGCACAAACAGTAGCCGTAGACGTTCGAAGCGCCGCCGGTCATTGGGCCGGAAACGGGATGTCCATTGAATCGGCAGAAATGACTATGGCAGCCGACGGAATCGCTACCTGCTCGGTAACATTCACCGGCACCGTAGCGTTCTCTTAAGGTCTAGGGGGAAACCATGTATCCAAAACTAAAAATCGAAGTTCAAGGTAAAGAACCGATCGAGGTCGAAACTTTACCCGTTGACTTTATGATGTACGAAGAGCTGCAAGGGACTAAAGCACCAAGCGAGCAAGGTTTACGGCTCACAATCGCTTACTACTATGTTGAAGGCAAAGAGCCACTAAACCTTAACCAGGTGAAAACGTGGGCTCGCTTGACTAGGTGCAAAGTAGAGCTAGTGAGTGAAACCGTGGACCCTACCCAACCGGAAGCCATTACCGCCTAATAATAAAAATGGCTCTCCGCACAGGCTGGACAATAGACCAGGTTAAAGCTCTAAAGCCCCGCGAAATTGTAACCATATTAGAGGAGTTAGAAAGTGGCTAAGCAGTCCGAGGTCTATATTCAGGGACTCGGCGAACTGCTACGCGACTTTAATCGACTTCCAAAAGACGCCGCTAAAGAACTACGGACAGCCTCAAAAGTTATTGCCGAAAAACACATGGTCCCAGCGTGGAAAACTGCAGCTCTCACATACGCTGGTCCTTGGGGTGAAGACCTGGCTAATAGTGTGCGAGCAGGCTCCGACCGAGTGCCTAAAATAATGATCGGCGGAAACCGTAAAGTAACCTCCGGCGGAGCTACCGCCAACATGCTCCGATACCCGGCCGATAAAGGCGACAGGGGCCGATCCGGTTCCCGAGTACCCGCAGCGTTTGGCAGCGGCTCAAACTGGATACAGTACGCCCGAACCTACAAAGGCGACGCTATAGAAGAGTGGGGTAAAGCCGTAGACCGCGCTATCGGCAGGTGGGCTCTCTAATGGCAGCCGGTAAAACCTTAACCGTATTCCTAGCGGCAGACCTCAAAAACTTTAATCGCAACATGAACTCAGCACAAAAAAGCGTTAAAGGGTTCGGCGGATCTATTGACAGTTTCCTAAAACCCGCCCTAATTGGTGCAGCGGCAGCGGCCGGAGTGTTTGCCGTCAAAATAGCCGGGGACGCTATTAAAGCGGCCCGTGATCTGGGAGAAACACAAAACAAAGTAAGCGTAATCTTCGGGGAGTCTTCCCGAAGCATTTTGCAATTCTCACAAACGGCCGTAACCTCTTTAGGTCAAACTCAAGAGCAAGCACTCAGCGCCGCCGCCACGTTTGCCCAGTTTGGTAAAGCGGCAGGGCTAGCCGGAACCGATCTTGTAGGTTTCTCGACCGAACTTGTAACCCTCTCAGCGGATCTCGCCTCATTCAATAACTCGACACCCGAGCAAGCCATAACCGCCATAGGTGCAGCTCTACGAGGCGAAGCCGAGCCCTTAAGAAGTTTTGGTGTGCTGCTCGACGACGCCACCCTACGCGCCCGAGCTATGGAAATGGGTATCTACGACGGCTCAGGAGCCCTCACACAACAGCAAAAGGTTTTAGCCGCACACCAAGAAATCTTATCCCAGACTACCGACGCCCAGGGAGATTTTTCCCGGACTTCCGAAGGCTTAGCCAATACGCAAAGAATCCTACAAGCCGCCGTCGAGGACGCTAAAGCCGAAATCGGCATAGGTCTAGTAGACGCCCTAGAATCAGCTTCTCAGGCCATGGGCGGGTCTAAGGGCATGGCAAAGCTTATATCAGACGGCGGCGAAGTAGTCGGAGACCTGACCCGTGGCGTCGGTATTCTTGCCTCTGAACTTATTAAACTTACAAAAGGTTTAACAAACAACGGTGAAGCAGCCAAAGAAGCCGAAGAAGGACAAAATCTTGTAAGAGATGCAGTAAAATTATATTTTGCTCAAATTGGTCTAGTCGTTCCCGCCCTTGGTATTTTTAGTAATGCTCTATTAGAACACGCCACAGCCTCTCGAATAGCAGGTGAAGAAACATCATTTTTAATTGGTCAAATAGCAGCTCTACGCAAGGCTCAAACCTCCGGCATATTTGCCGAGCAAGAGGCCGCCTACCAGTTACGACTTACCACAGAAGCCGAAGAAGCAGCAACAGACGCCACTAAAAAGAACACGACAGCAAAAGGTAGCAACACTCAAGCTACAGACATGCTGACAAAAGCCGAAGAAAAACTAGAGGCACAATACGACAACCGCTTAACAAAAATGACAAACACGGCAAAAGCCCTAGACACGGAAATAGGGAAACTGCACGACGCCCGGAAAGCCGTGGACGATTATGTGGCAGCAACAAGCCAGACCCTCAACACTATTGACCTAGCCAGTATCTTTGGTGGAGCAGTAGGAGCAGACGGAAAACTAGTCGCTGGAGACTTCGTTAACAGTTTTAACACAGCCGTAGACCAAGCGCCGTGGTTCGGCAACGTCCTAAACGCCCTCAAACAGCGCGGAGTCGATCAAACACTCGTAGAAGAATTAGCCAGCCTAGGCCCAGAAATCGGGGGCGGTATTGGTCAAGCCATGCTCGACGATCCCGGCGGCCTACTCAGCACATTAAATACTAAATGGGTAACAGTTCAAGAGACGTTTAAGACCCTGGCTATGGGGCTTGTACCTGACGCATTACTCGCAGGCGAAGCGGCCGCAGTAGCCACAATAGACGGCCTTAGCACTCAACTCGTCAAAGACACTGGGCGCCTTAACAAACTGGGTAAAAACATTGGTAAAGCCGTAGGCGTCACATTTAAGGCGCAGCTTCTCTCCGATATTGCCGAAGCCATAAGGGAAGTTGAAGCAACCGCGACAGCAGCCAGAGCCGAAAAGGTAGCGTCAGCAGCCCGTCAGCAAGTAGCAATAACAAACACTCAAATAGCCCAAGCAGTCCAAAACACCCTAGTAACGGCGGACGCCCGAAACGGTCTACCTAGCAGGCCGATTTTCACATGATAAGCCAAATCCTACTTAATGACGTACCCCTAGATCTTGATACAATCGAGTATCAAGTCCAGATCCAGCATGGCCGATCTGACATTACGGCCGCGCCTCAGGCGTCCAACTCACAGATCATTATTCGGGGAACCGTCGGTGTAGATATGGAAATCGCCGACGAGCTTGTAATTAAAGCCTATGGCTTTCACAGGTTCACAGGTCAAGTAACCGACATAAACATCACTCACTTATCAGCCGACCCGCCCATAGCCGTAAGCACCATAACCGCCATAGGCGAACTCTCCCGCGTCGGTTTCACGGAAGTAGGCGCAAGTGGCTACCCCGAGCAAACAGTTTCTCAGCGGGTTGAGGAAGTCCTAACAGCCGTAGGTTTACCCTACCTAAATGGTGCGGATACTGTCACAGTCCTACATTCAATAACCGGCGGAGACATTACACCTACGGAAGCCCTGACCGAGTTGGCCCAGCTAGCCGAAAAAAACGGCGGCACATATTTCGACGACCCTTACGGCCGAATCGTTTTCGAGTCCTACGGCAACCGGGGCAGCACCACATTCGCTGGCGCCTGGTCAAGTCAATTCGGCACCTGGGCCGACGCCACGACCGACTGGGATAGTTACCCTGTCAATATGTCCTCGACCCTTGTACCTGATGACACGATAATTTTTTCTCCCACATGGGCTAAAACACGGCAAGCTATCGTAAACTCGGTAACCGTTTTAGGTCATAACGAGACCCACGAAACTACGCAAACAGACGCCGCCTCAATTGCCACATACGGGCTACGCGAGTACAGACTTCAGACCGACATTAAAAGCGCAGGGGACGTCAGCGACCGGGCCGGAGAAATCATTCTCGCCCAGGCTAACCCGCTGTGGAATCTAGGCACAATTAGTATTATGGTGCAAAACCTTGATGAGGCCAACCGTGACCGGATAATGCAGCTTGTTAGCGGCATGGAAGTGTCTATCCTTAATTTGCCGCAACCGGCCCCAGAGGCTCAATTTGCCGGACTGGTTGAGGGCTGGGGCGAGGTTTACACGCCAGGGGAACACATTCTTACCCTGTCACTTTCCGACCCTCGCTACAGCTTCCAGACAATACTTTGGGGCGAGGTCTACACAGATATAGAATGGGCAGACGTGTTCGATACGGCTCGATGGTTCGAGATAATAAGCAACGGCTCACTAACAGCGGCATAAGGAGAAAAAATGGCAACAACACCAGAGGGCACTCCGTATGTGGAGTCCAGCGATCTAGTCGCTAACTACCCAGCGGCTTCGCTTGCCCTGGCTAACCGTGTAGACCTAGTGGGCGTCCTACCGTTTGCTACGTCAGCGGCTAGGGCGACAGCGATACCAAGCCCGACGGACGGCCAGTACTCGTATTTGCAAGACACTAACTCGACCGAGTTTTGGAATGGTGCAGCGTGGGTAGCGGCAGGAATATTACCGGGAATGGTTCACATTAGTACCACAACTTTTAGCGCAGCCGCAACAGTAAACGTGGATAACTGTTTTAGCGCCACCTACGACAACTACAAGATAATCGTCGAGAATACGGCAAGGTCTGCAACTTCAGTCGGTATGACTTTTAGATTTAGAGTCGGTGGAGCCACAAACTCGACCTCAAATTATGCCCAAATGTATATTGCAGTATGGGGATTTAATACAACCCAAATAAGTTACAACGCCACCGGGACTTCTTTTGATGTTTCAGGTAACGGGTCTTCATCGACAGGTCTTGGCGGAACTTTCGATGTTTTAACTCCCAATAAATCGACCAAAACCACGCTAACCCCAATAGGTTCACAAAACGTCGCAAGCGGTAACCAATCGGGCTATATAAACTGGCAATTCTTCAACGATACAACGGTTTTTGACGGTTTCAGCCTCATTAGCGGCGGCACACATACAGGCTCAGTCTCCGTTTACGGCTACCGGAAATCATAGAAAAGAGTAATTATGAGTGAAGTCATAGAAATAAACGCTGAAACAGGAGAACGAGTCGAGCGCGACTTTACTCCCGAAGAATTGGCGCAACGTGCAGCCGATCAGGCAGCAGCAAAAGCCGAAGCCGCAGCGGCAGACAAGCAAGCTAAAGCCACAGCCAAAGCCACAGCCGACGCAATCGCACACGCCAAAAGCCTCGGATTCACTGACGCCATGATAGCCGTAATGTACCCGAACCTAGGAGCATAAATGTCACAAATCGAAGAGGAACTACACGTAGACACCCCGCCCGAGGTCGAGCAAAAGCCAAAGAAAAAGGCTAAGCCGGCAACCTCGACGGACACAGAACGCGCACGGGCAGCCGTCCGAGCCAAACTAGCCGCAAAATGACCCTCGCGGACTACGTTGGACTCGTAGCCACCGTCCTCGCCATACTCGGCATAATGGGCGCTGGCTTAATCTGGCTTGTCCGCAACGTAGTACGCGAAGAAATCGCTAAAGCCACCCGCTCAATACAGCCTGGATATCGTAACGGCGGTCAATCTCTGGCGGACCTATCGCACAAAGTTAATCGACTTATGGAAAATGCAGGAATGGACCCAAATTGAAAAAATGGCTAGCCAATACGTGGGAAGGCTCAATCGTCAAAATTACGGCCGGTGCAGCTCTCGGCGCGATAGCGTCCTGGCTAATGACTGCCGACGTACACCCGTTAATCGTGGCTATCGGTGCAGCTGTAATACCCGTCATCATTAACGCCCTTAACGGCGCTGACCCACGTTATGGGGTGGATAGTGGCGAAACTCTGTAAAGGTGGCGTGACGCTACGGGATCAGATAGACCGACGCTGGCCTAAACGCGATAAGCGCTCGGACGGCTGGATTGGTGACGAGGCACACAGCCTCAGAGTAAGTGATCATTCACCTAATGAGGCGGGTACAGTTCGAGCGATTGACGTGGACGAAAATCTAGGCACTTTCTCAGGCGGAGGCACGGCTAGAGTCCTGGCTAACCAGTTGATCGACTACGCAGGCTCAGGCTTACCCGGATCTAATCGGCTTAAATATGTGGTGTACGAGAATCGCATAGCGTCGGGCACGTACCGTAAAACTTGGTGGAAATGGCGGCACGGAGACTGGAAACATGAAAGCCACATACACGTATCATTTACTAGCTACGCAGACAGGGACGGCTCAATATATCCCCTGCCTATCCTCGCAAAATCGCCGCTCACTAAAGCCAGGTGGACACGCGAACTCGCAAAAGCACGTAAAAACAGCAACTAGCCGGTACTCTCGAACCCTAACAAAGGGGAACACATGACCGAATATATTAAGCCAGGCGAAGCCGCCGAACTGTTAGGAGTCTCTCGGGACTCTATTAGACGCTATGTTGATAACGGCCAGATCGACGGAATCACCACACCAGGAGGCCAACGGCGGATCGACCGTCAAAGCCTCAACGAGATCATCGGTAAGCGGGTGCGAATCTCCAGCACGGTAACAATAATCGAGGCCGAATGATAGCCGAGATACTTGTCTGCGCAGCTCTCATCACGGCCCCGGCTTGTGTCGCCCAATCTGAGGCCGCGAAGTCTTGGAAAGGCTACGAGCCCAGCCTCTACACGGGGCAGCATTACGACAGTAAATGGGCAGCAGTTCGTAAGTGCATACAGCACAGGGAATCCCGTTATAACTATAGGGCAAGGTCAAGCATTAGTAGTGCTGCTGGGGCGTACCAATTTTTGGATAATTTTTGGCGAGTGTCCTTAACGCACATGATGATCCAAGAGTCGAGAGCTACACGCGACGGCCTAATCGAGGAGATTAAAGCCCTACGCGACAAGCCGATCGAGAAGTGGAACCGCTACTACCAAGACCGAGCATTCTTCACAGCCTGGGACAATGGACGGGGGGCCGACCATTGGAACCAGACTCGCCACGGGTGCTAAACGCCTCGTATTACAGCTTCGAGCTGGACGACCTCGATATACCTGGGCAACTGTTAGTTACTGTCCGCGACGGTAAACCCACGCTCGCATACAGGCGCACAATGTCTCACCGCTGGAGCCCAGAGATTATGCCCAACACGCCCGAAAATAGGCAAAGTGATTGACAACACGATACAAACTCACCAAGGTTAAGCCACAGACCTACCAGAGGAGGGGAAGCCTCAGACCTCGGACTCAGAGCCGGGGAGGTCTCCGAGTGGCCCTGTTTCTAGTGGCAGGGCCACTCACCACACTAGCCACTAGACAACTAAGGGGAATCATGCAAGATCAAGAGACACTATTTGACCAGATCGGCGACATACAGCTCGACCCGCCCGGCCATAACTGCACAGGCCAACTCTGTACCTACTGCGAGCGCTTCGACCGTGAAGATACACAGGTTTTAGCCGAGATTGACCCAGCATGGAGAATGCAGGCCACGATATTTCGTAAGTCCCTGGCTATTGGTGGACTGTTTAGCGCCGACGTACTCATCGACGCAATAGGAAAACCACTAGGACACCCTAACCAAATAGGAGCCCTGTTCAGGTCTTGGAACTCTCAAGGACTAATACAGAGTGAGGGTAACTTTGTGGTCAGTACTCGGGAAAGCAATAACGGCCGAGTGATCAGAGTATGGAGGCGCACAGCATGAGTCCAGCGATACTAGGTCTAGTTTGCTTAACGTGTGGCCTTGTAATTGGCTTCGTTTGGGGCCATGCAGGGGGCCGAGGGTGAAAACCTACACGGACGGCTATAGGGACGCCTTACTCGATCTTAAAATTGAGATGATTGATAGCCCAATGACAATTACTGACGTTAGTATTCTGCTCGACGAGCTGCTAGCAGACTTGGGCTCGCCATGAGTGGCTACAATTTAGACGGCTATATCGACGTACCTAGCCGCATTAGACTATTCCTAGCCCGACACCCCGAGGGCTCGCTCCAAATGGACGAGCCCCAGTTCGTCGAGGTCGAGGGTAAAAAGTGGGTAATTGGTCGGGCTTACGCCTACCGCACACCAGATGATCTCAGACCAGGTATAGGTACAGCCTGGGAGATTGTGCCAGGTACAACGCCATTTACTCGCGGGTCAGAGATCCAAAACCTAGAAACAAGCGCATGGGGCAGGGCTATCGGTGCGCTCGGTATTGGTATCGACGCCAGTATTGCCACGCTTGACGAGGTTCAACAGGCTAAGGAGCGCTCTAAGGTTATGCAAACAACCGAGGCCATACCGGACGACCCATGGAACACACAGACAGACACACCAGCACCCGCTTACCGAACACCAACTAAAGGCTCCAGCATGTACCCGGCCACACCCGGACAAGTGAAAGCAATACACGCGATACTGGGCAAGCAAGGCACACGGGACGACCTCGACAAGCTTGCAGCCGTAAACGCCTGGCTAACCTCCATGAACAAAGAGCCCGTAACCTCGATTACTGAGGTAAACAAACACGACGCTAGCGGACTCATTGACTCACTACAGACGCCACCATAGGCACAGTCGTAGCGTGTCTTGCCTATGCGCTCAGATCTTTAATAGGTAGCTGCTTGACCGGAATGACGGAGGAAATAGCACCGGCCGCAGGTAGGACAAGGCGACACGCCGCCGCCGTAGGTAGGGTGAGTAATACCAAAAACCGAC